CTGAGCGCCGCTTCCGCCTGCTCCCTGAGCACCTGCTCGCGCGGCTTGAGCACGATGTTTCCGTCTTCGTCGACCATCTGGAACGTCGGATTGAACCGAGTCCAGCGACAGCGGCAGTGCGGGTGCGTGATGATCGCCGCGACCCACTCAGTCCGCTTCCGTCCATAGTTCGACTTGCCGATCCAGATGCAGTTCGCCCACTGCGCCGCCGTCGGCTTGTCGGGCGGCTCGATGACCTTCAAGACCTTGCCATGAATCAACTTCCTACATGCCGGGCAAGCGTCTTTTGCTGACTGCCCTACCACGTACGACCCGACCTTGAGCGTGGCGATGTAGCCGTTGTTGTGGGCCATCGCAATTTCCGTGATGGCGATGCGCCGCCAGTCCCGGTTGAGCTCGCCGAACCGGTGCCAAAGCTGTCGGGCAAGCTCATCGGGGGCCATGCGAACGAGCTTCGCCTGCCACACGAGTTCTCGAACCTGAGTCCTGATCTTTTCCGGCATCTGCTGGATGTAGATACCGGCGCTCGACTTGGCGTAGTTGATCGCCTCTTCCTCGATCCACGTGGGCTTCATGATCTTGCCCGCCTGGGATTCGGGAATGCCTAGCCGGTTGCAGTCCTGCTTCGTGATGGCGGGCCATTCGACCTCCTTGGCCTCGACCTTCGCCGGAATGCGGTCGTAGAGCCACTTCCCGACGACGTCGGCGGCCTTGCCGAAGGACTCTGCCAGCGACACGAGCTTCGCCGCCGTGACAGCCTTAACGCCCAGCCGAACGGCGAGCTTCTCCCACTCGATCGTCTTGCCCGACAGGAGGCGCTCTAAGAGCTTCTGCTCATCCGGCGAGAGCGGCTTGCCGTTGAGCTTGATCGCCGACGCCTTCGGCGGTCGACGGAAACCGGCCTTGACGAGGTCGACGTCGGCAAAAGCGCCTAGATCGTGGTTCATCGACTTCTCGACGTCCGGGTACGGCAGTCCCAGACCCTCGATCACGGCGTTAAACGTGTCGACGAGCATCTTCTCGCCTGTACCGAATATGTCGCGCTCCGTAGCGGCCACGAGTGGTATAGCGTGATCCGCCCATGCGTCCTCAGTCGACTCGGACTTATCGACCGGACGAACCTCGTACCCGAATGCCTTGCAAATCTGAACTGCGAGTTCCGGCCCTAAATCTTCGAGCTCGTCGGAACTGTATCCACTTGTTCGAATCCTCACTCGTACCGACAGCGTCGACACCCCCAAATTCCGACCGAACAGATATGACTACTTGGCGAACAGGCACCGAACATACCGAACAAGTGTTTGGTCGGTCCATTTTCGGTGGTCAAGCGGGGAATTTGTTAAAACTAGTCTCAACATGACCCTCCCCCTCACTGGGGTTGCCTACCGGCCAGAGAAAAATATTTTCGGCTCGGAGGCGATCCTGAAATTTTTTGGAGGGGGCCACTTTTTGCGAGCGACATCGCCATGTTGAGACAAGTTTTAACTTTATCCCATTCTAGACCCTGTTTTCGTGAAACCTGTACCCATTTCCAGCCTCTTCCACCGAACAGACACCGAACACGGTAGAGGGGCCGGACCGAACACTTTTCGACGTGTCGACCGGCCCCTTCATACGTTAAAGTCTCTCGATCACGACCTCGATGACCCGATCTTCTGAAGTGTCGAAACTCTTCTTCAGACCGCTTGGCGGCCTCTTCGAGCCTACCTTCCGTCGACCGGCTTCCGCCTCCACGAGGCGACTGGTCACATCTGACTTCGCCTTCTCCCTGATCTGCTCGATCTTCGACCGGTGATCGACGGCTTTCTCGGCCATCTTCCGCTTATGGTCGTCATCGGCCCGCTTTCCGTCAGCCTTCGACGTCTGGTCCTCTCGTGCGGCCTGACGCTTCTCGGCCTCCCGGCTACGCTGATCGCCGACCTCACCCTCGACGAGCCGGTGCTTGTGCCCTTGCTCGCCCTGGTCCTTCACCATCTGCGCCTTTCTGGAGTCGGCGGCCTCCGCCATCTCTGCCTTACGCTTGTCGGCAGTTTCCGACTGCTCGGTAGCGTGCTGGTGGTTGAGCTCGGATTCCGTCATCCGGTGCTGATGCTGTAGCTCGGCCTGATCCTTCGTCTGCTTGTGGCCCTTGGCGGCCATCTGCTCCTCGTGGGCTCGCTGATCTTCGGCCTGCTCGGCGGCGTGCTGGTGCTGTAACTCGGCCTGGGAGAGCGCCTTGTCCTTGTCGATGCCGCCCTTGTGCTTGGCGAGCTCCTTGGCGTGCTGGTGGAGTTGCTCTTGCTTCTCCATGTGGTGCTGATGGTCGATCTCCTTGGACGCCAACTCGTGATCCTGCTGACCTTCCGTCTGAGCCTGCTGTTGCTGAGCCTGGGCGGCGGTCGTGATGTAGTTGGCGGCGACTTGGTTGAGCGGCTTGTACGCCCACGAGTTGTCGATCGGGTTGCCTTGCTCATCTTCCGTCGGCAGTGGGCCGTAGTCGTTCTCGTTGCGGACCTCGATCGGAACCTTGACGCCCGTATCGATGTCCTGCTTCTGCTGAGCCTGTCGCGCCTTCATGTCCTCTTCGTTGATGCCGGTGATCTCGACACAGAACTCCGAGTCGACCCGCTCGACAAGCTCGTTCATGATCTTCTTGAAGCCCTTGGCGAGCGGCTCTAAGCCCTTATCCTTCGAGTTCTCGATCTTGGTCTGCGTCGAGTCCGAATCCATCTTGGAGCCGCCGCCACTGTTGGCCGAGAAGCCCTTGAAGCCGATTTCCGCCGGGTCGATCTGGTAGATGGCACAGGCGACGGTCGTCAGGTACTCAAGCCAGAGGTTGAACTCCATCTCCCGGTTCGACTGCTTGAAGGGGACGAAGTTGAGCCCTTTGCCCTCTTCGAACGCCATGATCGGCACCTTCCAGGCGTTGACGACGCCGGAAACCATCGCTGTCCATGCCCGCTTGAAGGCGTCTAGGTGCGACTGCTTGTACTTGCCGATGACGGAGAGCACGCCCTGCGGTAACGTGTTCTGGGTGAAGTACTTGGAGTTGTACTGCTCGGCGAACAGGTGCGCGGTGACGGTCTCTATCAGGATTTCGAGCTCGGACAGCCCGTAGTCCGTGAACGCGAGATCGGTCCGTGGATTGGCGATGTAGTAGCCGAGTTGCTCCTCGGTGTACTCAGCCTCTGTCCGTCCGTTGACCTTCTGCACGAACGCGATGTTGCCCTCGTCCTCGGTGTAGATAATCGGCTTGTACTTGTCGGGGTTGGCGATCTCGATCGTCGCCGCATCAACGGCGAGGAACTCGGCGATGCCCTTTCCGTTAAGCGTCGGAACGAACTCAACTGCGGCACCGTCCAGCGTTAGCCGATCTCGAATGATCTTGCGGCAGAAGGCGTCGAGATCGTCACGCCGACGGAAGTTCCTGATCTTCCCGAGCGGCATTCCGGGCATTCTGGTCTTGAGCAGGAACTCCTCGATCTGGAGAGCTCGCTTCTTGTCGGCGGCGCTCATCTTCGCTTCCGGGTCCTTGGTTTTTACCCGGAAACCGGCGGCACCTCGCCACGCTGGCCGGTCCATGAACTTCGCCATCTGGTTCTGTCGGGTCTGGATGATGGCGGCGACCGGCTTAGCCCGTAAAGCCATCATGCGAAGAACCGCGTACGAGAACGACGTTCGCTTCGACCGGGTTCCGACATGCTCTAAGACGTTGTACGGGTCGATGATGGCCGATCGGGGCTCTTCGCCCTGTCCCCGAATGAAGTCCTCGACCTCCTTGTGTGCGGCCCTTCGTATCGCCTTCTCGAACTCATCCGTGCCCTGAAGGTCCAGTAATTCCGTCGCCAGCGGCAAGGTCTTCACCCCTTATCATGTGTGGGTCTTTCCGTCGTTCTTCGGCGCTCTCTTTGGCACTTCCTGCCCGGTTTGACAGGCGATCGAGGGGCGCGGTATACTCAGCCCGTCCCCCAATCCCCTGCGGCCTCCTGAACCCCCATACGACGAAGAGCCCCACCAGCGGCGGAACTGGTGGGGCTCTTCGTCGTTTACCAGAAGAAGTCACCGAGATTCCAACCCATGACCTCCCGCAGGGCGATCAGCAGGTAGTTCGAGGCGTGGGCGAAGTGGTCCGGCCCGATGTGGCCGATCCTTTCCGTCCGGGCTCCTGTCTCATCGTCGATCTCGACGATCGACGCCAAGCTCGTCAGATGACGAACGAACGCCTCAAAGACGGGAATTTTTTCAGCGCCGTACTCGACTAGCGTCGGATTACGGACGACCCAAAGCGGAATCTTGATCTTCCGTTCACGGAACGCCCGAGCCATGACCTTGAGCGTCATCGTACGGTCGACACCGACGGTCTTCTTCTCAGCGGCCCAACCCTCTACAAACGCCTTCGATTGGTCTGAATTCGGGTACTGACAGGACCACACACGGCCAGGGAACTGCTGAAGGAGCGCGTAGTTTCGGTCCTTGCCGTATCCGGCATCGTTGACGACGACGGAAGGGTCCCAGTAGCGGATGAAGCTGGCGGCCTTGTCGACGTGCTCGTCAGGTGTTCCGGTGATGTAGTTGATGTCGAGCAACAGCATGTTCTTTCCGTCGTTCCACGGCATTCCTGCCAACTGCCACGATTGGTCACCCCAGTCACAACCTGTAGCGACGTCCTCAACTCGAATGTCGTCGAGGTTGTCGAGCGTGTTGTCGATGCACTGCTCGATGTGGTGACGCTGAAGAAGGATGTTGTCGCCAGCGTACGGCAAGCCGAGAACGTAGTTGTGGAATAGCTGGATCAGCGCGTAATCCCGGACCTTCTTCATGACTTCCGTCGCCGAAATCCATCCGCAGATAAGCTGACTGATCTGGTAGCCGCGCCACTCCTTTCGGCTTGGGTAGGCGGCGACCCAAGCGCCGGTTAGCCGGGTTACGTCGTCGATGACGCCGCCACATCCAGGACCGAGCGGCCCCTTGGCATGTACATAGACATGCGTCTGTTCCATTTCCGTCGTCCCTCGACGGAGCGGAGCGAACTTGAGCCGGGAGTGCGCCGGAATGTCCTGCACGCAGTCCGGCCATTCGAGGAGAAGCGTGAAGTAGCCGCCACAGTGCGGGCACTTCATGACCCAGTAGCGCTTGTCCGACAGTTGGAAGCTCTTGTCGACGCCAGCGTTCGGCAGAGACGGCGTTGAGATGTCACGACGCCACTTAATCGGCGACGCTGACATGGTCTCGTTGAAGGCGATCAGGACGTTGTCGACCATGCGGTCGATCTCGTCGAAGTAGACGACGTCGATCGGGATACCCTCACCGGCCTTTGGCGTCGCACCGGAACGGAAATACGTGTTCGTCGTGTCGATGCGTTTCAGACGGACGTGCTGGATAGGGTCGAGTTTGACGATATCCCCCGGCTTCGAGAACCGGTCGACCGGGTTGTCGTACTTCTCCTTCAGGTGCGGAATCTGCTCGATCACCGGGGCGACGCGGGTCTTCGAGTGATCCTCGACCATGTCCTTCGTCGGGAAGACGTAGACCTGATTGATGTCCGGCTTACTGAACATGGATGGCAGACAGTCGGCCCCCCAAAGGACTTCCGACGTCTCATTCTCCGTCATTCCACACTGACGCGACTTCCGGTAGCTCTTCTGGGGATGAAGGTCCGCCAGCGGGGCGTAGAGGAATGGTCGATGAAATCGCATCATCTCGGGTCGAAGGTCGAGCTTCCCCTTATCGTCGAGCGCTTCGAAGCCGTAGGGGCGGCCAGACAGCGAGCGATAGCGCATCGCCCAAATCGCAGGGTTGTAAATCGTCCCATAATCGAGCACCGCCGAGCGGGAGAAGCTATAAGTAGAGCCATCAACCAAAAAATCTAATAGTGCAGACATGCTATATATAGTCCCTCCCTCACCGTGTTAGTTCCTGTAGTTCCTGTATATCACGCGTGGGCGGGTACTTCTTAGAGGCAAAGAGGACGACGGCCCCTGGAACTTGAAGGGCGGCAGGTGCGGCTCTCTCGTCGACGGCCTGCACCGTCTGAACGAAGATGCCGTCTTTTCCGTTGATGGTGAAGAAGACTTCGACGGAGATCATGGCGGCCCTTCCTTTCGTCGTATAGGTACGACACTTGATGGCCGTGTCGATGGTTTCTTGTCCATGCGCTTCATAGCGGCGTCGAGATCGGGCTCTATGCTGGCGGCGTACTCCTCGATCCTCTCGACGGCTTCTTCGACCGTGTCACAGTCGGCTAATTCCGTCAGGACAAGCAGAAGGAGCAGACGGCAAAGCCGAAGTACCTCGCGGTCAGCGGCCTGCCGTAACTGCTCCCACATGCTTGTTACCCCCTAGCGGGCTCGGGTCGGTTACTTCTTGATGGCGCAGTCGTCCGAATGGTCAGTGCTCATGGCGGCGTGTGCCCCGCAGGTGCAGAAGACGTCGCAGTCGTCGCTCACCATCGGCTCGACCTGGGGCATGATCCGCGTGATCGTGACGCTTCGACCGGCCAGCAGAAGGAGAATCCCTGCCCTCGCCAGCGCTCCGATGGTCGTACCGGACTTGATCCGGTGCGCTGTGCCTGTCTGACCGGGGCTGTTGACCTGAACGACGAACTCGTAGTTAGCGGTTTCGTCGATCTTGTTGAGCGCCTCTGCGAAGGCGTGCGCCTCGCTGAGCTCGGCATACGGCGGAAGCGGCTTGGACGGCGGTACAGTGGCCGCGCAGGGGTTGCATGGTGCGACGTGCTGTAGGAGCGCCTCGGCACCGGCGGCCTGCGGGTGCGGGTCGAACTTGACAACGTGCGGGTCGAACTTGACATCGTGCTGGTTGCTGAAGTTGATCGCGATCGGGCCGACGCCGAGCTCGTGGATGGTTTCCGTCTGCTTCTGCGGTTCTAGCGCGTCGAGGAGCGCTCTGGCGGCCTTCCGGTGCCTCGGGTCGTCAAGGTTCAGGGTGATGTGCAGGTCTGTACGTTCCATGCTAGTTCCTCCTAGTACGATGAGGTGATCGAGAACTCGACGCCAGCAGGCATCAACTTCTCGATGCTATCGCGGTTCAGATGCTCTTCGCAGAGCGTGAAGCTCCGGTGCGCGGCGTGTGCGGTACGGTTCGTGTACTTCTTGCACACGTCGCACTCGTCGCACTCGTACATACCCCGAACCGTA